GGGCTTCTCGGTTCTGCCTCGCGTTGCTCATCAGGGACAGGATCGCACGCAGTTCCTGGCAGCGACCTTGCAGCACGGCAGCCGGCCGGTCCTCCCTCGCGGAGAGCAGCTCGATCGTGCGGTGCTTCAGCATGTCCTCGAACGTGGCGAAGATCGCCTTGTGCGCGCTGCTGTTCTCGCCCTGCAACACGGCGTCGCAGAGCTTGATCGCCGCCTGCATGTTCGCGAGGAAGTCGGCGTGATCCTGTCGCGTGCGACGCTCGACCTCTCGAACGTCCTCGAAGCCGCCGGCCCAATCCTGCGCGTTCGGTCGTTGCTGGTTCACTGTGCACCACCGTTCGGAGCGTTGCGCATCGCCTCGCTCTTCACTTCCTTGTTCTCACCGCCGCCCTCGTTCTCGTCGGCACGCACCTTCGGCGAGTCCGGTTCCTGTCCCGGCTCCGCCGCTCCGTCGGGGCCGACGCCACCTTCACCGCCGGTGCTGATGCCCTGCGCGTTCGCGGCCTGCTGCATCTCCATGAGCATCTTCTCCTGCTGCTCCTGCAGGAGCGCCAGCTTGCGCAGGTGGTCGGCGATGTGCGCGCGCGCCTTCGCGGCCGTGCCGGGATCGCGGCGCTCGAGCTCGACGAACCGCTCGGTGACGATCTCCTCCTGGTGAGCGAGCGCGTGCCGCATGTCGTTGTCGTCGGGACGACGCGGCGGCACGTTGCCGTGATACCACATCTCCTGCTCTTCGATCGCGGTCAAGAGCTTCGAGTCCTCCGGCGGCAGCGAGACGAACTCGTCCACGTTGCGGATGTCGAAGCCTTGCTCCATCACGTAGGCAGCGAGCTTGAGCGTCTTGATCGCGTTCGGCCCATACATCTGATTGATGATCGGCGCGCGGTCGAGCAGGTTGAGCAGCTGCTGCACCTGCGTCTGCTTCGTCGTCAGGCGGAAGCCGGACAGCGGCTGCACGATGAACTGGCCGATCAGATCCTCGGGACGGATCGTGAAGCGATCGCGGAAGCGGACTCCCATCGGGCCGACGTCGCGAATCACCTTCTCGTGGTTGCAGAACTGCATGTTGTTCCATGCCATCTGCTCGAGCATCGGCGTCGTCACCTCGTTGTCGAAGTTCGTGATCGCGCCGCTCAGGCGCATGTTCGCTTCGTCGAGGTCGTTGTTGCTCTGCGTCGCCGTCTTCGACGCGCCGCTCATCGGGTCGTTCACGCCAATCACGGGCGCCGTGACGCCGGTGACCTCGCGCATCTCCGCCTCGAGCAGGTTCTCCGCCTTCAGCGGCGCGTCGGTGACGTCGGGGAACGCCAGCGGCACGATCGAGTTCTTCGGGTCCGGGCAGCGCACAACGAGGCCGGGCTGCGCGACGAGCTGACCGGGCGGGATGTTGCTCTGGTCACTGACCGCCCACATCGGGTTGCCGGACAGCTGCGCGCCGTTCAACGTGAGCGCGCGCTTCTTGTCCTTCTCGCGGCTCAGGCGCGCGATCATCTCGATCGGACCCATGCCGAAGAGTTCATCCTCGACGTCGATGTAGCGCCACACCTGGTAGGGCTTCTGCCCGTGCCAGAACGGATTCACGGTGACGCGCGCGATCAGTGCCTTCCCCTCGGGCTGCAGCATGACCACGTTGCACATGCGCGTCTCGTAGCTGTCGCCGTCCTTGCGGATCACCAGCGGGCCCCACCAGTCGATCACTTGGTAGTGCGGGACGTGCGGCGCCTGCACCGCGTTCCGGCCATCGAAGACGCCGTAGGCGTAGGCCTTCCGTTCCTTGAACTCGTCGGCGAAGTTGCCGTCGTCGCTGCCGGGATCGTCCTTCAGTGACTCGAGCCCGATCCAGTGACCGAGCTCGACCATCTGCTTCACCTTGTAGTCGGCCCACAGCGAGCGATCGCAGGCCCACTCCGCTTCCTGCACCGAGTTCGCTCCCGGCGGCGCGATGAAGTCGAAGATCGACACGGTGACGGCGTCGTTGCCATCGAACATCAACTCGCGCCGCTTCACGTCCTGCAGCTCGACCTTCGTCGTGCCAGGCGACTCTGGATTCGGCACGCGCCGAGCCTTGCGATACGCGCGCTCTGCAACCTCCTGCTTCCAGTAGGTCTTCTGCACCGCGGTCCCGTAGATGCAGCCACCGCGCACGAACCGGCTCGCCTTGCTGCGGTAGCGCATCGCGCGGAACTGATCGCGGCACACCGCTTCCTGCGCCTTCGATGCGACGTCGTCTTCCTCGCCGACGCCGTAGAGCTGGAACCACCGCTCCGAGCCGAAGATCGTCCGCATGATGCGCGGATGGATCGTCTCGACGATCTTCAGCGGTGTCGGCGAATGCACGTTCTGCCCGAACGCCGCGCTCGTGATCTCGCCGCGCCACAGCCGGTAGAGCACCAGCCACTTGTTGCGCAGGAACTCCATCGTGCCGAGCGTTTCCTTCAAGCACGACAGCACGGCCGTCTTCGCCTGCTCGGCCACGTAGGGATCGTTCGCGAGGTTCTCGAACCCGACCATCTCCTCGTAGAGGCGCGCGACCTTCGGCGGGTCCTGGTTGTCCTCGTAGCTCTCGTCGAGGTCGTAGCCGGTGTAGATCGGCGTCGTCCCCGCGAGCTTCTTCGCGGTGCCCATGCCGCGACCTGGGGCGGCATACGAGTTCACCCGCGTCATCGGCGGGTTCGTCGTGTTACCGAGCGTTGCGCGGTCGGCCACCGATCACCCTTCCTTGTGGCCGCTGTGGCCGCTTCGGCTGTGGCTCGGGCCGTCGAGCGACGTCAAGTTCGCGTCGGGCTTCGGGTCGACTTGCGACTTGGTCGGCATCTTGACGGTGCGCGACTGGTTCGTCTCTTCGATCGAGGGGAGGTTGGTCGCCGGCGGTTGCTTGTCGCGCATCGAAGTTCGCCTTCGGGAAGACGTCGTAGATCGGACCGCTGAAGCTCGGGTCGAGCAGCACTCGACCGGGGTGCATCTTGGCATACCACCGGCACCATGCAAGAGCACGCTCATGCTGGTAGATCGTCGTGCGCCTGGTGACCGGGTTGGTCCGGCCGAAGAAGTAGCCGATGCCGTTCTGCAGCGTGAAGCCGACGAGGTAGATCGGGTTCGCACCCATCAAGTGCGCCAGCTGAATCGCGAAGCACAGCGAGTTGCCGCCGTGATGGAAGTCCTCGCGGAGAGAGCGGGGCAGGAACGGCTCCATGATCGCGTATTCGACCTCGCCGCTCTTCTGGTTTCGCTTCGCCCCCTTCAGCTGACGGATGCCGATCTCGGAGAGACGTCGCTCCTTCCCGCCAACGATGCGCACTTGCCGTCCTCGAGCGACGGAGAAAACTCCGCCGCCGAAGATGCCGCGGTTCACCACGGCTGCGCAATCGGTGGAGCATCCAGCGAGGAGGCTTGACTCGGACTTCCAAACGTCCGAGTCAACGACAAGCCAGATGCTGGGCTCCACGGCTCGGAGCGTCCAGTTTGTTCCGATGACGATGTTGCCTTCAGCAGCTCGGAATCCTGGGGAGTCAACCAGTCCCCCTGCTCCCCCAAAGATGAAGCAACTACGTCCTGCACATGCTTGTTCAAGCCAGCTCGGATCAGAACCTCGAGAGCTCGGTGCCGGTAGGTGTGCCGCTTTGAAACCAGGACAGAGCATATGCGTCCGATCTCCTCTGCTTCGTTCGTGTGCTCGAGGTAGTAGCGAACCAGCTCGACGAAGCGTTCCTTCGTGGCTGCTCGAGGTGCCATCGGGAACATGCGTTCGAGTTCGCTGCGCGTATCGTCACTGACGACGAGCGTCCCGCACGCGAAGAACTCGAACGCTCGCGGATTGACGTGGCTCGCCGGAAGGTTGAAGTCGTTCCAGAAGCCGGTGCCTTCCTGCGCCGGCATCTTCGTGCACAGCTGCGCACCGTTCGGAATCGGCATGCTCGCCATGCGGCGCTGAATCCGCGTCGTGTAGCACTCCCTCGTGATGCCGGGGTGCCGGTGCACGTTGAGCCCGACGACGCAACCGGCGTAGTGCTTCGGATGG